CGTTACCACAAACAGGTCAACCAATAGTAAATACACAAGCAAACCTGCAACAAAGAAACCCTATTACTAACTTGACACGAACACAACAAGCACTACTATCACCAGAAGAACAAGTAATAGCTAGTAGGAGAACATAATGAAAAAATCGGCATTACAAAGAATAGAATCTCATGAGAAGCTTTGCAGGATAATGCAAAAGCAGACCTTTGAACAAATTAAAGAAATGAAAGATCGTATCAAAAGATTAGAGTATTGGATAGTTGGCGGTATGGGAGCTGTCCTTGTAACTTTACTTACGGACATTGCAAAATAATGAATCTTACACGAAACTTTACTCTCTCAGAGCTTACTAAAAGCGACACTGCTATACGTAGGGGCATCAATAATAACCCTAACGCAGAACAAATAGAAAAATTAAAATCATTGTGTGAAAATATTTTACAGCCGATACGTGACCATTTTGGCAGAGTCAAGATAACTAGCGGATTCCGTAGTAGTGAGTTGTGTTTAGCCATCGGTAGTTCTGCAAATTCACAGCACGCCAAGGCTGAGGCCGCAGACTTCGAATGTGTTGGCGTGGACAACGCTGAACTTTTTGATTGGATTAAATTAAATCTTGAACCGGACCAGCTAATCCTTGAGTTCTATACTCCGGGTGAACCAAACAGTGGGTGGATACATTGTAGCTGGATTCCTGAAGGTAGACGTGCATCATTCTTACACGCGTTTAGATCAGAGGGTAAAACAAAATACAAACCTATACTGGGTTCAGCTAGAGATTTAGTGTGAAATCAAAAGATATAATTCTTTTTTTATAATAAGTTTTGTTTGGTGCAGTATAGTGCATTAAAAATTGTGGCACTATCATAATATCACCCTGTTCAACTTCAGGAGTATATAAAACACTTCTATCCTCTTCATTATTCCAAGGTTGTATGTAAGTAGTTCTTGGTGAGTTTTTTGTTTGTTGTAAATAAATAATACCTGCATAACCTCGTGAACCATGATTGTGTGGTATGTGATAGTCACCCTTGTTATATGTAACTGACCAAGCCCTTTGCAAAAGTATTTTGTTGTTAAACTTAGTTGTTATTAAATTAAACTCATGTTTAAATATCTCTTTTAAATCTCTTGTTATGTCTGCTTTGTTTCTATTACTATAAAAATTAGTTTGGGGTGTCTCAGGATATTTATCTAACACTTTTTCTATCGCTAATTTTTTTTGTTCAAATTCAACACATTTAATTTTAAAAAATTCTATTTTAAACACAGGCTCTATTTCATACTTTATATCCATTCTTTCAGGTCCTCTCCTAATACCTCAGATGCAATATTAATTTTTTTACGTAAAGACTTTACTATCTTTTCGTCAACAGTATCTTCACAGATAATGTCAACGTAAGTTACATTTTTTTTCTGTCCAATACGGTGTGCACGGTCTTCTGACTGTAAACGCTTCTCCAGGTCATATCCGTTAGAATAGTATATTACAGTGTTTGCAGCCGTCAAAGTAATGCCATAGCCGCCCGTAGATGGCGTTCCTACCATAAACCGACACTTAGGGTCGGACTGAAATTTACGTATGTTATCTTGTCTATCTTCTTGTGGTGTGAGTCCATAATAGTCAACCACGGATCCCGGACCATGGACCTTTTCTATTTCACTAACTATGTTCTGTATATCTTTCTGCCAGTGACCCCATATGATTGCTTTGCCTTCTGTTTCATCCAACACATCTATTAGCTCAGTAATTCTATTGTTTTTTATTTCTTGTATGGTGCCGTCGTCGGCAACAAAGTGACCACATGTTATTTGTTGTAGTCTCATTAGCTGTGTAATGACAGTCATGGTAGAAGTAACTTTACCATTTAATGTAGCAAGAGCTGTCTTCTTCATTTCATCATAAACTTTCTTTTGTTCTTTACTTAAATTAATATGACGTTTAGTCCAGTTTTTAGGTGGTAAATCTAAACAATCTTCTTTTAATACTCTGTACGAAAAACCTTTTAACTTATCAGACAATTCAGCAAGATTTTGAAAAGCATGCACCACCTGTATTGACCTACCTCTAACGTGCATTGTTTTCATTTCTGCATAACGATTCCTAAAAGCATAGTAAGATGCAAAGTCTAAAAGATATGGATCAAGAAATTCACATTGTGTATAAAGGTCTAATGGATTTTTAGTAACAGGGGAACCTGTCATGATACGTCTATACTTTGACATTTTTCCTATTCTAATAATGTTTTTAGTTCTTTGAGCTGTCGGTGTTTTTATTGTTGTAGACTCATCAATTGCCATTAATACTTTATGTGAGTTTAAAAATTTAGTTGCAAATTTAACACCTTTATCTGTGCTAAGTGCTTCTACATTCATAACTAAAATATGTAACGCAGTTTCTATTTCAAACAAACTTTCTAGTTTTTCTTGTTGTTTTTTTGTAATATTTGATTGCCACAATACAGCCACATTCTCTATGTGGTTTGGTAAGTGTGTAGGTATCTCTTGCTCATACCAAGTTTTTACTACACCCTTGGGAGCTATAATTAGAGCACCGTCTACCTTGCCTTTGTCATAAAGCATTGACATATTGTCAATTAACACTTTTGTTTTACCTGTACCCATTTCCATAAAATAAGCATAGGTTTCTTTGTTCCATGACTTTTCTAACGCCGTCAACTGGTGCGCGTAAGGCTTTGTTTTAAATTTATAATTCATCTTTCTATTGACAACAACATAAGGGATATTATATGATTTGTCAAGCATGAAAGAAAAAATATAATGAAACACCTATATAATGTCCCCATATGTTCTAATTCATTATTTATATATCAATTAGATGTTAAAAACGATTTGATTTCAAAATTTAAAAAAGAAAAATTTAAATCTGCTGAGTATTCAGACGGAGGTTGTTCTTTAATAGGCAAAGATTTAAATGTTTTACGAAAGTATAAGGAACTTAACAAAGAAATTATAAAAGCTGTAAACGCAACCATTAAGGATGTTCTTATGTTAGAAGATGTAAATTACAGAATATTTAGTTCATGGTTGACCAAAACAGATCCAGGTGGATCTTCTGATCCACACAGTCATACTAACTCATGGTTGAGTGGTGTCTATTATCCTAAAGGAAATACTAGTTTTTCAATTAAGTTTTATAACGACCATATAACTCAATTTCACACACCACCAAAAAAATTTAACATATATAACTCTGGAGAGTGGAGTATACACCCTGACGATAATTATTTAATTTTATTTTTTAGTCAATTACGACACAAAATTATGGCAAATAATTCTAATGAGGATAGATATTCTTTAGCATTTAACATACTACCCAAGGGAAAATTTGGTGTGGGTGATTCTACTGTAGTATTTTAATTGACATTAACTAGAAAAATGTTATATGATTTTTAAATGTCAGAAAGAATAGTTTATGTAATACAGCATATCGCTGGAACGCAGGCAGGTAAACCTAAAATAAATATTATAGGTGCACAAAAATACGGTGAGTTTAAATTTTTATTACCTGAGTTTTCGCAAATGATTTTTTCTCCTGGTCCCTTAATTTATAAATTAAGACAAGGATTAAAAAATTTTAAGGCGGAAGATTATTTACTACTTACAGGCGATCCTGCAATAATAGGTGTTGCATGTTCTATTGTGTCTGATATTACAGGCGGTAAATTTAGACTGTTGAAATGGGATAAACAAGAAAGAAAATATTATTCCATTGAAATTAACTTATATGAGAAAGGTGAAATAGATGAGCGTTAAACAAAAAATAAAAATGCCGGATTACGAGGCAGACCAACAAGACTTGATGAAGAATATGAACAACATTCAATCTCTTGCAGATCAAGTTGAAAAACTAGAAGGTTATGCATCTGATATAGAAATGGCAGAAAAAAAATTAAAAGATTTAAAAGAAAAACAAAAATACATATCAAGTGAAGTTATACCTGATATGATGTCAGAAATGGGACTTGCAGAACTTAAATTGCATGATGGATCCCGTTTAAAAGTTTCAGTAGATTATAAGGCCCACATAACAAAAGCAAACGAAGAAGCGGCCTTCAACTGGCTTCGTAATAACGGACTAGGGGATATAATCAAAAACGAGATATCCGTATCCTTTGGTCAAGACGAAGATAACAAGGCGGCTGATTATGCCGAACTTGCGAAAGGTCAAGGGTATGTTCCAACACAAAAGATGACGGTGCATGCCCAGACCTTGAAAGCGCTAGTCCGTGAGCGTATTGAGGCAGGTAAAGACATGCCAACGGAACTTTTCGGGGTGTTTCCCGATACTAAGACTACAATAAAAAGGAGCAAATAAACATGAACCAAGTAGCAACAAAAAAAGAAGGAGCACTAGCAAAAATTGATTATGAATCTAGTGCAAATCAAGGCTTCCAAAATATGTCGCGAGAAGATCTCGCGTTGCCTTTCTTAAAAATTTTGGGCCAACTATCTCCGGAGGTAAACAAAAGAGATGGTAAATATGTTGAAGGCGCAGAGCCGGGAAAAATAATTAACACTGTCACAAACGAATTGTTTGATAGTGTTGATGTTTTACCTTGTCATTACAAAAGACAATACATTGAGTGGCAGGACAGAGGTACCAGCACTGGTGCACCTGTCGCAATACACGAAGTAGGAAGCGATATCGTTAGTCAAACCACAAGAGGTAAAGACTATAAAGATAGATTACCGAACGGCAACTATCTTGATAACACTGCAAATTACTTTGTAATTGTCCTTGGCAAAACCCCACAACCAGCATTGATATCTATGAAATCAACTCAATTAAAAGTGAGTAGAAAATGGAACTCAATGATGCAAAATTGTAGATGGCCGAAGAAAGATGGCTCGTCATATTTGGCGCCTTCTTTTGGCAACATTTATAAGTTATCAACAGTTCAAATGAAAAATGACAAAGGAACTTGGTATGGTTGGGACGTAAAAATTGTTGGAAAAAACGAGGATTACGACTCCTATCAAATGGCCAAGTCATTTTCAGATTCTGTAGGTAAAGGTGAGCAAGAGGTTAAATATTCAGAAGAACCAGTTAAGAAAACCTCTTCTAACTACTAACAAGATCCTAGGTAGTGGGCGTGGATGCGAGAGTGGAAGCGCCCACTTTAATTATAATGTTGGAAAGATTTAAACATATATTTGAAGGATTAAAACGTGCTCATGGTGTCACAAAAGTTGGAGAATCAAACGGTAACGGTACAAAGGTAAAAGGTAAATCTTTTGTAAAAAGAGAACCGGTCACGGATGAGTTGTGGCAAAAACATTTAGATGGCACGGATAGTCTAGGTGTCATACCTATAAACGATGACAACCAATGTAGGTGGGGATGTATAGATATAGATTCTTACGCAGGTTTTGATCATAAAAAATTAATAAGTGAAATAAAACAATTAAATTTACCACTAGTGGTTTGTAGATCTAAATCAGGTGGTGCTCACGTATTTTTGTTTACCTCAGAATATGCTGATGCTAGTTTGATGCAGGATAAATTAAATGAGATTAAATCTGTATTGGGTTATGGTGGGTCAGAAGTTTTTCCTAAACAAAGACAATTAAAATCGCAAGATGATACAGGAAATTTTTTAAACTTACCATACTTTAATTGTGCTAGAACAACAAGATATGGTTTTAAGGAAAACGGCGATGCTGCTACAATAGATGATTTTTTTGAATTGTATGATTTAAATTGTTTAGACGTAAATAAATTAAAAGAATTAAAAATAAAAAGACCTGAAACACCATATTCAGATGGACCACCTTGTATAGAATTGATGGCACAAAATAAAGTCAAAGAGGGTGGTAGAGATAATGGATTATTTCATTACGCAGTTTATGCAAAAAATAAATGGCCTACAACTTGGAAGGGTAAGATACAAGTATTTAATGAAACTTTTATGGAGCCACCATTAGACGACGCTTCAGTAGAAAGAATAAAGAATCAACACGATAAAAAAGGATGGGGTTACAAATGCAATGATCAACCAATGTGTAACTTATGCGATAAAAAATTATGCAGGACTAGAAAATTTGGTATCGGAGAGGAAATAGTTTTTCCTAATTTAACTGATATGCAAGTGGTTAATTTAGAAGAACCATATTATTACATGAACGTAGATGGTGATAGATTATATTTAGACTCAGCAAAACATTTAACAAATCAAAGTTTGTTTCAAGAGGAGTGTGTTAAACAATTAAGATTTAATCCACCAACATTAAAAACTAACGAATGGAAACAGAAAACTAATTTGTTATTAGAGAACGCGGAGATAACAGAACCTGCGGAGGGAACAAGCACAAAAGATTTATTGGAAAATTATTTAGAAGATTATTGTTTAAACAGAATACAAAAAGATAAATTAGAGGAAATTAAAACAGGGGGTACATACACTGAAGACGGATATCACTACTTTGTGTTTGATAATTTTTACAGTAAATTTTTGATGAGAAAAAATTGGAAAATACAATATCAAAGAACATCACAAATGCTGCGTGATGATTTAAAATGTGTGCAAAAAAGAGTCACAAAAACAAAAATATCTGTGTTTGTAGTTCCTCAATTTGACAAAAAAGACGATAACTACAAAGAAAAATCACATAAGAAGAAACATAATTATTAATGACTAACATAATTTTTGGACCGCCAGGAACCGGTAAAACATGGACTTTGTTAGAGGAGGTTGAAAATTTTATTAAGCAAGGTGTTGATCCAAGTAAAATAGGTTTTTTTACTTTTTCTAAAAACGCAACCCAAGAAGTTCACGATAGAATGTATTCAAAATTTCAATTAACAAAAAAAGAACTACCGCATTTTAGAACACTACATTCTTTGGGTTTTACTCAATTAGGATATTCAAGAGAGAAAGTCATGAAGGATGCACACTATAAGGAGATAGGTAAAACGTGTGGTATAGAATTAACTTATGCTATTTGGGATGAGGACAACGGTGGTGTATTTAGTTCGGACAGTCCTTTTTTAAGTTTAATAGAGTTAGCTAAAGCTAGAAATATAACCACTGAGCAACAGTTTAATCTTGATGAACACAATCAAGATTTGGATATAACAACTTTAAAAAGATTAGAGAAAGAAATTTTAAATTATAAAAGAGACAGGGGCACTGTTGACTGGAACGATATGATAAATGAATTTGTAAAATCAAAACTTTGTCCTAAATTAAAAGTAGCTTTTATTGATGAAGCACAAGACTTGTCAATAATGCAATGGAAAGTTGTTGAAAAAATAAGAGATAATTGTGAAATACTTTACATAGCTGGTGACGATGACCAATGCATATACAAATGGCGAGGAGCTGATGTTACAAGTTTTTTAAATTTTCCTGGTGACAGGCGAACACTGCAACAATCTTACAGAGTGCCTAAAAAAATATTTGATGTTGCAAATAAAATTATAAGTAGAATACCAAACAATAAGCGAGTTAAAAAAAATTGGACGCCTACAGAAGACGAGGGCTCTGTTGATTATCACTACGATTTAGAAGAAATAGATATCTCAAAAGGAAAATGGTTAATTTTAGCAAGAGATAGATGGAAGTTAGATGAGTATGAAGCATATTTTAAAGACAACAATATTTATTTTGAAAGAAAAGGTTTTGAAGACAGGTACAAAGAAAAATATAAATCTATAGATTTGTGGGAAAACAAACTTAAAAAGGGAGAACCCTTAACTTTTGAAGAGTGTCATACAATAAAAAAGAAAATGACTAACGAAAGTTGGGAAAATAAAATGTTTAAAGCCATGGTTAAAGATGGTTTCTATGACATCAACACTTTAAAAAATAAATATGGTTTAAAAACAGAAGCACCTTGGCAAAGTGCCTTTACAAGAATGGGTGAATCAGATACTAAAAAAATAACTGAATTGTTAAACAGAGGTGAAGATTTAAAAAATGGTGCAAGAATAAAACTATCAACTGTTCATGGTGTAAAAGGTAATGAAAGAGATAACGTAGTCTTATCATTATCTTTAACAAAAACAACTTTTGAGTCATATGAAAAAAATCCTGATGACGAACACAGAACGATGTATACAGGAGTGACAAGGAGCAAGAAGTCATTACACATTATATATCCAAATAAGAGAGGTTATGATTTATGAGTAAAGTTTGGGACAAACAACACGGAGGGAGTCACTATCAAAAGTATGTCATACAGCCAAGCAAGTTTGTAGTGGAGAATAAGTTGCTATATCCTGAAGGTTGTGCTATTAAATATATCATACGTCATCAAGATAAAAATGGGAAAGAGGATATTTTGAAAGCAATACATTTTTTAGAAATGATTCTTGAAAGAGATTACAAAGACAAACCAAAACCAAAACAAAATTTACCAAAAGATAAAAAGAATACGTGGGGTATCAAGTGATTAAAAAACCTGTGTTTAAACCACAAACAGAATGGATGCCACCACAAGATTTTCCAAACCTTTCAAAGTACGATGAAATATCAATAGACTTAGAAACAAAAGATACAGGTTTAAAAACAATGGGCTCAGGCTCTGTTACTGGTAATGGACATATTGTTGGTGTGGCAGTGGCTGTAAAAGATTGGTCAGGATATTTTCCTATCCGTCATGAAGGTGGTGGTAATATGGACATTAGAATGGTTCTAAACTGGTTTCAAGATGTGTTAAACACAGAAGCTAGAAAGATATTTCACAATGCCATGTACGACGTATGTTTTATTAGGGCTGCGGGACTTAAAATTAATGGTGAGATAGTAGATACCATGATTGCTGGCTCTCTCGTGGACGAGAATCGCTACAGATATGATTTAGGTAGTATGGGTCGTGATTATGTTGGAAGAGGCAAAAACGAAGCTGTGTTGAACGAAACAGCAGCTATCTGGGGTGTAGATCCAAAGTCTGAGATGTATAAACTACCAGCTATGTATGTAGGTGAGTATGCTGAAAGAGATGCAGAACTTACACTAGACCTATGGCAGGAGATGAAAAAAGAAATCTATGCGCAAGATATAGAGCAGATATTTAATCTCGAGACTGAACTTTTTCCTTGCCTAGTCGATATGCGTTTTTTAGGTGTTCGAGTAGATATTCAAGCAGCGCACAAATTAAAAGACAAACTGTCATTAGAAGAAAAAGAATGCCTATTACAAGTAAAAAAAGAAACTGGAGTAGATACCCAAATATGGGCTGCTCGCTCAATTGCGAAAGTTTTTGAAAAACTTCACCTACCATTTGACCGAACCGAAAAAACAAATTCTCCATCTTTTACCAAAAATTTTTTACAGAATCATCCGCATCCAATTATTAAAAAAATAGCACGTGCTAGGGAAATAAACAAAGCACATACAACTTTTATTGATACCATAATTAAACATGAACATAAAGGACGAATACATGCTGAAATAAACCAGCTTAGATCAGATCAAGGTGGCACGGTAACTGGTAGATTTAGCTATGCAAATCCTAATCTACAACAGATACCAGCACGGAACAAGGAACTTGGACCAATGATTAGATCGTTATTCATACCTGAAGATAATTGTAAATGGGGTGTGTTTGATTACTCACAACAAGAACCAAGACTAGTTGTGCATTACGCAACGTTAGATCAATTTCCAAGCGTGTATGATGTGGTGGACGCTTATAACAATGAAGATGTAGACTTTCATCAAATAGTTGCTGATATGGCACAGATACCAAGATTACAAGCTAAAACCATAAATCTTGGATTATTTTATGGTATGGGTAAAAATAAATTACAAGCTGAACTAGGTGTTGATAAGGACGATGCTAGTGATTTGTTTAGTAAGTATCATGAAAAAGTGCCGTTTGTAAAACAGTTAATGGAAAGCACTATGGATAGAGCACAGGACTCAGGTAAAGTTAGAACTTTACTTGGTCGATTGTGTAGGTTTCATTTGTGGGAGCCCAATCAGTTTGGGATTCATAAACCTTTGAAACATGAAGATGCACTCAAGGAACACGGACCAGGGATTCGAAGAGCATACACATACAAAGCTTTGAACAGATTAATACAAGGTTCAGCTGCGGATATGACAAAAAAAGCTATGATTGAATTATATAAGGAGGGTATTAAACCACATATACAAGTGCATGATGAACTTGATATATCAGTTGAATCTGCAGAACATGCTGATAAAATAAAAACTATTATGGAGGAGGCAGTTACTCTAGAGGTACCTAACAAAGTAGATTATGAATCAGGTCCCAATTGGGGTAATATAAAATGATTTATGGCTTATTTAAATGCAAACATTCCTGTGGAATATGCACAGATAAGAAGGGAATATTTATATGATCTTAAAAAACATCATGGCGAAGTTGAGGATTGCATTATCTTTGGCGTTACAGCGATTACAGGAAAAGCGCTTTTATTCCATGCCATCATGGAGAACGGTGCTATCTTTTATCGTTTACCAATATCGGCTTTTATTCAACGTGGTTTTCAACCGGAAGCTGTTCCACGTAAGAGACTTGATGAACTTCAACTTTGGAATTGTTTTTCTTATTACCCTGCTGTTACTACTTGGGATATTCTAGCATCACAATCAGGTAAATACATAGGCAA